GTCATGTTCAGCCCTGCTTAACTGCCGGAGCCTAACGAGAAGATCACTTATCATTTCCGCACCTTCATCAATTCGTTAACACTATCCACGTCAAAGTGCGCACAGTCCTGAATCAGAGAATCGTATCCGTGGATTTGTTTCACTCGCTCGCGAGGCTTGGCGTCCCGCACGGTCAGGATCAAACAGGTTCCGTCCGTGTACGTGATTGCATGGGTTTTTTTTGCCCATGCCCGCAGCCGTTTGTATGATCCGCTGTGGACAGTGCGATGCACTATGCGCTGTTGAGCTGATGTGTATCCGGTCCACTCGCCTTCAATAATGAATCGCTTCAGCTTCATTACATCACCTACCAATCCCACTTAATGGCCGTCAACACAACGCCCTGAGATTCAAACCACGGCTTCAATTTCGTGTCAAAGCACAGGCAGCATAAGTCCACTTTAATTTCGTCTCCGCTCCCGCCGTCTGGACAGGAGTCCCCTGTGCGGCGGCTGATTTCCACTTTCTCTTCGCTGCCCCTGTCTTCCGTTATTTTCTCCCTGCACAGGTCGCAGGTTGTGTACTCCTCAACTTCCCGCGTAGTGGCTGGCACATCAATTATCTTCATGTGTTTCATTTCATCACCTCGTTAAAGTGGCCCACTGCCCCCTGTAGGGGAGGGAGGAGAGGAGCGGGGGCAGGGGCCGGTAAATCATTGCATCAATCCTTTCTTTCTGAGAATCACGCGCGTCCTAGCCAGTGCATTGCGGATGCACAGATCCCTGACGATGTGCATTTTCCGCTGCTGGTCTTCGTCATCGTCCAGTAAGTACGGGGTGCGGAAATCAATAGCTGCGTGACATTCGTGGCAAGCATAAATCCCGTCTTCGTCATGGTTCCGTTTCGCGCTGCCGTGGTTGCCAACATGGGCCAGTACCGTAGTTTCAGAATCACCATTGCAGCACCAGTCAAGGCGGAGTGTGCACATTTCGCCGCGAGCACTTTTTCGGATGGCGCTATTCATTTGGGTCCGGTATGTACAGGCCATTTTCTGCGGCCCGTTGCTGGATAAATGCCACGTAGTCCATGAACTCCAGCGTGTTCAATTTGCTGCTGCGGTTCAAAGGGCGCAGACGCTTTTTGCCAAATAATTCCGTTTCCTCCCATCCGAAGTGCTCGCCAAGCATGTACTCATGCCAGTCTGCTGCGGGCTGCCCGGTAGCGTCCTGTAGCAGCTTGTAGGCCACTCCCCATAGGTAGCGGTTCTGTGCATCGCTCCGCTGCTTGCGGTAGGGCTGAACCGTTACCCGCCACTTGCCGGCAGTACTCGCCAGCCGGTCGAGGAATTTGCTCAGGGCTGGAAATCCAGCCGGCAGGATAAATTCAGGGTAGGTGCTCATGCAGCCTTGCGCTCCCTAAACCATGCGAGCTGTTCCTCGATCTCCGCATTGCCTTTGATGCATTCGGCTTCAAGTTCCTTGATAGCCGACTCATCCCGCGTCACGCGCACTATCGCCAGTTCAAACCCGGCGAACCTGGGATCATAGGAAACCGCGTCAACCCATGCGCGGCCTGTGACCCATAGCTGACCCTGTAGCTGCCACTTGTACTCGTCGGCATGGGAGCCATAGCGCAGAGCTTCATAGTGCTTTGCTTCCGCAGATGGGCATTTTATTTCCACGAGACCAGCCGGACCGACAAGACCATCCGGCGAGCATCCGCAAAACCAGTATTCAGGGTGCGGTACGTAGGCAGCCTGATCGACCACGATCAATTCGTGATCCTCGTAGGCTTTCCGGGCTTCTGGTTCGAGTTCAGTGCCGCGCTGCATTGCCGCGTTGCTGTAGGTTTCCATGTAGCAGCCGGTCAGCCGTTCTATCGTGAGGCGCGTTATAAGGTTCTTACGGCTCGTGGACGGGCCTGACTTGGTGCGTGCCATCAGGTCAGCAAATCGTGAGGCTGTAAGCAGCCCTAGACGCTGCTGGAACCACTCAGGTGATCCCTGGATCATTTCTTTGCCTTGTTCAGTTTGGTGATGAGGTTCGCCGCCTGTTTCACGGTGAGACTTTCCTGCTTGTCCAGCCATGCAAGAGTGACTTCGGGGATCTGATCCGCGTCCCGGTATTCCTGAATCCGCGCTATCTGCTCATCACTGGCGGGTTCGTTGTCCGGGTCTACCGGCTTGGCGGCGGAGTAGCCGTCATCGTCAAACTCGGAGCCGACCAGGTTGAGCGCATTGCATAGGCTGTACCGCTTGGCGTAGCTGTTCGCGCTCCCGGCCTTTTGCGTATCGTTGACCTTCATCGCCGGATCAACCGGTGCGGAAAACTCGCTGGTGACGGAATGGCCGTCCCTGTGTGTAACCGTGCAGTAGGCTGTAATCACCCCATCCTTGGTGCTGGTATTGAACGAGATCGAAAGCCCGGCAGCGTCTAAATGCGGGCGTATGGTGCGGAGTATTTCGTCCAGCGGTGCATAGTTGTACCGGTCCGCCTTCTTGGATTTCAGGATGGTCGGGCAGGCGGCCTGAAATTGCGCCATAGCAGCGGCAAAAGACTTCCGCGCTTGATTCGCTTCCCATCTTTCCTGCAACGCGAGCATCTTTTCCAACTGGTCAGGGTCAGTGCCCCTTTCGATCATTGCCTGCATCAATTGCATGGGCGTAGTCGCTGGCACAATTTCCCGCACTTCACTTTTGGCTATTGCATTGCTCATCGTTTAATCCTCAATAAAACCCGGCTACCCTCCGATAGCCGGGGCAACGTCAGGACGTTATTGCCCTGGCGGGTGGCGTGATTTTTAAAAATTCGGTAAGGCGGAACAGGTCCGCGCTTGAGGATGTACCGCGCCAGCCGTTCGGTATTGGTCAAAGGCTGCACGGTGCAGAGCTCGCCAATCACAGCAGCACCTCACGGGCGTGTTCGACCACGCTGGCTAGGCAGAGTACAAACCACGCGACAAAGGCCAGCAGCAGCACCCAGCCCACGGCGTCTAACAGCACCCGGCGGATCATGGTGCGTCACCGTCACCGGAACCGTAACCGTAACCGTAACCGTAACCGTAACCGTAACCGTAACCGTCACCGTCACCGGAACCGTCACCGTAACCGTCACCGTCACCGGAACCGTAACCGTAACCGTAACCGTAACCGTAACCGTAACCGTAACCGTCACCGGAACCGTAACCGGAACCGACCTTTTGCACGTAAGCCCTTTCACTCGCTGCGACAATTTTCAGAGCGGCAGATAAAGGCATCGCGGCGGCGATTTTGTCGGTATCGCTTATACGTCTGACGGCATCCCAGACGCCAGATGCACACGCACCAGCGCGGATAACGTCGTCGGGTGTAATTAGCTGTTCTGCCATTTCTGCCACGCGGCGTCTGAAATCGCAAACAGCGCAGTGATGTCGTGCAGCATCGGAATATCTGCAGGTGCACTGATCCGGCTTTTGCTGGTCGGGCCAGTGTCAGCCAATTCCATGACGCCTTTCGTTGTGCCCCAATAGATAGCCATTTTCGCGGCTTGCAGGGGCATGGCTTTGGCTGATAAATCCTGATCTTCTGGTATCAATCCGGCGAATACGCCACGGTGCGCGGTAGTGATTAGTACAGGTTTCATTTCTGCTCCTTGGTGGTGGTTTGGTTCATCGGTGCGCCTCAATTCGTTCTTCTCTGAGCCGTTCCATTTCCTCTTTGACCCAGCGGTTAATCCAGGCTTCCACGTTCAGTTCGTCTTTCATGATTTGCATTTGCGACGTGGTGTAATAGCCGCGCACATTGCCGCCAAAACGGCACAGCGCGAAAGCTACGGCATCAGGGAAACTATCAGTCAATTCCTGCACAGCGCAGAAGCCGGGATCGTAGAAATTCAGCCAGGCTTGTTCCTCGAAATCCTCAATCGGATACATCTGTTCCAATCGCGTGTGCGCTGCCTCGCGCCGATCTTCGTTTTCCATTTCGGCGTAAAGCGCGGCGGTGTTTGAATCTAGTGCGGTGTTCATTCCATCCTCCCGTGGTTCTGTAATTTCATGGTGAGTATTGCAAATTAGTTTGAGCCTGTCAAGCATGTTTGACATTTATTTTTGCACAGGGTAGAGTAGCGCCATGGACATCACAGTACACGACATTTCGGAATGGGCGCTGGCGGAGCTTAAAGAGATGGCCGACAGCGGAATCTATAACTCCGACGCGGCACTGTACCGCGAAATAGGTGCATTGGCTGGGCTGTCACGGGAGACCGTCAGGCAGTTTCATCTGGGGCTGAAACCTAATCTATCTGTGTCCAACTTTGACAAACTGGTCTCTGCAATCAAGGCCGCCAAAAGCAAGAGCCGCATGGGCTGAATTGAGTTATGAGCAGCAACTATTGGCAAACAAAGAAGCAAGCTTTGCAATTCAAACATGGGAACACAATTACCTCAAAGATCGAGGCTTACTTGAACGTGTGGGAAGCCCGCTGTTATTCGGATGGGATCCCGGATGAGGTCCCCCATAAATTGGCACAGAGCGGTCGTGTTCCGAGTTACAAGTTGATCGCAATGGCAATTCTCCGCAACGATTTTACTCTAAAGAGCTTGGGGTTCGATGGGAAAATGTCTGATTACTACCTGCAAATAAAGGCCAAACAATTTAGAACTGCGTCTATGCAGACCAGGCTGTTTCCCTGATGACCCTCTCCATCCGCAACTGGCACAAGTTCCAGCACTTCAAAGATCGGCGTCCGCCGTGGATAAAACTATACCGGGATTTACTGGACGATGTGGAGTGGCACGAGCTTGATCCAGGCGCTGCGAAGGTGCTGATGATGCTCTGGCTACTCGCCAGCGAGTATGACGGTGCTTTACCGGACACGAAAACCATAGCTTTTCGGCTGCGAATTTCTGAAAAGGAGTTAAAACAAGCAATTACAAAGCTTTCGCCGTGGCTGATACAAGACGATATCGCGCCGATATCAGGCCGATATCAAGATGGTCGCCTAGAGACAGAGACAGAGACAGAGACAGAGACAGAGACAGAGACAGAGACAGAAGAGTCATTGCGCGCACAAAACGCCGAGCCACCAGACAAGCCGCAAGCATCGCGCAAGCGCTCCGCCGAAACGCGCGGAACACGCATACCGGAAAACTGGCAACCAAGCGAAACCCTGCAAGCCTGGGCCTTGAACGAAAACCCGCGCATCGACTTGAAGCGCGTCATCGACTCGTTCACCGACTACTGGCGCGGCAAGGCAGGTGCCGCAGCACGAAAAGTCGATTGGAACGGCACATTCCGCAACTGGGTACGAAGGGAAAACAGCAATGGAAACTACTCAAACCGCGCTGGTAGCAGCGCTGTATCAAGGGGCCGTGAAGCCTCCGACCGAGCCCGCGCAGAAATCGCCCGACAGGCACTTAGCGATGCTGCGGTTTTGGGACCGGATGACCGAGATATTCGGGCGGCAATGGGAGGCTAACTTCGGCACGGTTGAGGGTTCTGCGTTCACCACCTGGGCGCAGGGGCTTGCCGACCTGTCGTTACCGCAAATTGCCTTGGGATTCGACGCGCTGGTCAAGGCTGGCGGTGAGTACCCGCCGAACCTGCCCAAGTTCCGCAGTCTGTGCGGACACGACGCTAACCGAGTACAGACGTACGCTAATCGTAATTTTACCCAAGACAGAATCAGCCAGTTTTCAGTCGCCAAACTGATAGCCCCACAAGAAGGGGACAGCCCGATAGCCAAGAAGGCGAAGATTCAGATGGCGGCTATTTTACAAAACCTGCCGACCTACGAGGTTGACGGAATCCAGCACAAAGTTGAATCAATCGACCAGTCATATCACGGCTGTGGCTGTGTTGGACGCTGGGGCAATCGTGCCGGGGCGCAGTTTTGAACCACTACGACACACACCCGCCGCTGCCTGGCTGGCTGCGTTGTGCGTTTGAAAACTCTGCCGGCAAACGCTGCGGCAACGCGCTTTTGATCGACATTCCGGCGGATGCGAAGTTTTACGGATGGGAAACACGCGATAACAAATTTTACTGTCACGAACACGGGAGAATCGAATATGCGTGGAAAAGTTAGGGAAATAATCGACGCACATCTGCACGCAAACCGGCTATGCAAGCAGGGTTTGTGTCGCGAAGCGGGGCTGACGCGGAATTACCTGAGCGATGCCTTGAGCAAGGGCTTTGAGCACGCCGTGGTCATCAAACTTTCGCATGTGGTGGATTTCCCGCCCGACATTCTCGGCTGGGCGGAGGAAACCATAGCCGCGGGCAAAAAACGCCAGGGCTTCACCAAATCGCCTATACGCCCGTTTCATGACGTACCCTTATACTCCCTGCCGGGTTCGGTTTTTACGAGGCCCTGGGCATGATCTACGTCGCTCACGGCATGGTTACGGAGGCGGATGTGGCTGGCGAGTTGTGGGAATCGCTGATTTTGGATTGTGAGGTTGGCCACGACATCGTCGCAGCACTTGCGGACATTAGGCTGGAATTTGCCGCATTAGGTGCGGAGTTTGTTTCGTGGGGTCCGGCGCCGGAGGGGTACGATATTGAAGTTGATTTTAACCTGGAAGAGCTGCATTGAGCGACCTGGAACGCCTGCTGCAAATGCACATGCACTACTCCGGGCTGCCCGCACCGGAGCGGGAATACGCGTTTCATCCTACCCGCAAGTGGCGGTTTGATTTCGCATTTCCTCGGCTGATGATTGCAATCGAGGCGGAAGGCGGGACATGGACGGGCGGGCGACATACGCGCGGGGCTGGCTTTGCCAAGGACAGCCAAAAATACAACGAAGCGGCTATTGCTGGCTGGTGCGTACTGCGCTTTCCGGCTGCGCAGATTAAATCCGGGGAGGCATTGACAACCATTGAAAGAGCAATCGCAGCGCGCTACGCAACGCCAGCGGAACCGTGCGGAGTTTGACGCGGACATGCTGGCCCATATCGACCGGTTTATAAAGCATTTCGGCGCGAAGGTTTGGGGCGCCGTGAATGACGAAACGGGCTATGCGGTAGGCAGGCACTTACCGCGGAAGAAGGCGGAGCCATGATACGCAGCAAGCCCGCAACCAAGCAATACCGCGACAACTGGGATCGCATATTCAGGAAAAACAAAACCAGCGACACAGAAAAACACTGGCAAGACTACAACAATAAAAAAGGAGTCTATGCAGATGAAGCTGTTAATGATCGATATCGAGACGGCGCCGAACGTGGCGCATGTGTGGGGGCTGTTCAACCAGAACGTGGGGGTGAGCCAGATACAGGCTAGCGGTTATACCCTCTGCTGGGCGGCGAAGTGGTACAAAAAGCCTGGCGTGATGTTTGATTCCGTTTTTGCCTCGGATGAGGGCAAGATGATCCGGGGCGCGTGGGATCTGCTAAACGAAGCAGACGCGGTAGTCCACTACAACGGCACGCGGTTTGATGTGCCGACGCTGAATAAAGACTTCCTCCGTTCCGGTATGTTGCCGCCAGAACCCTACAAACAAATAGACTTGCTCCGCACCATCCGCAAATGCTTCCGTTTTCCGTCCAACAAGCTCAGCGAAGTGCTGAAACAGCTTGAGATGCAGGAGAAGGTGCAGCACAAGGGGCACGAGCTGTGGACCGAGTGCATGGCCAAAGACCCCGCGGCGTGGAAGCAGATGGAACGTTATAACAGGCGTGATGTTAGCGTGACAGAGAGGCTTTACGTCAAGCTGCTGCCGTGGATTGAAAACCATCCGAACTATGGCTTGTACACCAACGCAACGCGGCCTATCTGTACCAAGTGCGGCCATTGGCATCTGGTCAAACAAGGTCACAAGCGCACCAAGACGATGGTCTATCAGCAGTACCAATGCAGCCGGTGTGGCTCTTGGAATTACGAGCGACTCAACTGCACGAAGCTGAGCGTTAAACGCAGCCTGCTGACATCAGCATGAAGCTGTCCGACTATCCACAACTACGTGAGCAGATACGAGACGAGCTGGCTAATTGGGGACGGTGGGCATCGGACGAATGGCTGCGGCATAACCTGATGCCTAAATCAGCGGCGATCTTCCGCCACTATCAGCCGGAGGCGGGGGATGTATTCGGCGCGCCGCACAGGGCCGATCCGGTGGACGAGCTCGCGGCCCAAGCGACCGAGGATTTAATCATCCTCATGGGGCTGGTAGCGTTCGACGAGCACCGGGCGCTGATAGCCCGCTACCCGCACCGGCATTCCTGGGAGATTATGCAACAGCGGTTTGGCTGGTCTGTAGCACAGGCCCGCCGGCTGGTTTTGGATGGCGAACAACTCTACGCGGACATGAAACGCGGCGCTTGATCCGTCATCCGGTTTCGTGCGATACTTAGATTGTGGGGGGTGGTATGCCCCGAAGAAAGTAAGCCGGTCAATCGACCGGCTTTTTTATTGCCCTAAACCATTGAAAAACATCCGCAAACGCACCTGCCGCGAATGCGGCGGGCCTATCGTGTCCGGTATAGACCGGCACCGCATATGCCCCGAATGTCTGCGCTTGTCTGTTGCTGTTAAAGACATGGGGCATGTAGACCGGAGCGATTTTGACGCATTGGCTACTGGATGTTCAAGGCGAAGGGGATCAAGCCATGATTGAATCAGCATGAATCGCAAGCTATTGCTTGAAGAGGTTCTGCTGGTGCTTGTTTCGGCGGCATTAGGTGGGCTTTTCGTATTCATGGTGATGGTATGAACTCACAAGCGCTTGATGCTCTAGCCCAATCAGGGGAGGCTGCCGTGGTAGCGAAGAGCGCAATTGCGGCCGGGTCTGCGTCAAGCGTCATATTCGGTTTACAGGCTGAAGTGCTGGGCGTTATTGCCGGTATCGTGATTGGCTTGATTGGCCTGATTTACAACGTCTGGGCAACTGAGCGGCGCTTGCGAATCCTGCGGGGCAGAAAGGCGGACGCGGGCGAATGAAGCTGGGCCATCCTATCCCAATGGTTAGCGGGGCGGAGTATGACGTGTTTACTCCGTGGCGCCGGCTGTATTGCTATTTACAACGTCCCGGCATTTGCAAGGCCATAAAGCGTCAATACAACAAGCGCGCAAGGCGGGCGGCAACCTTGCAAATTCGAAGGGAGGCTTCGGAATAACATGGAAGTCACAATCGCCGGCATCCTGACATTACTGGCTATCTCTATTTTAGGCATGGGCGCTTTCCTGCTCATGTTATGGCTTCCGCTGTGGTTTTTAGGGGTGGAATTGGATGACGTATTGGAGGAAATCACGCTGCCAGAAGGTGTTTTTTTCGGCCTGTACGCTTTTGGCTGCGCTCATCTGGTCGGGGCACTGTTTAGCCGCTTCGTCTGAATACGACGAGTTTTTTCAGTACAGCACTGATCGATTCCTGGCTAGGGACTGGCGGGCACTCAAGGCGCAAGGCATACAGGAAAGCAGGTTAGACCCTGCGGCAATTTCCCCGATGGGGGCAATGGGTGTCATGCAGTTCATGCCAAAGACATGGCAAGAATGCCAGCAGGCTTTGAACATCAATGCCAGCCCCTACAATCCCAAAGCGTCAATCATCTGCGGCGGTTGGTATATGGCGCGCATGGATCGGAACTGGAACCGCCGGGGGCGCACTCCTGAGCAGGTTTGGCATTTGAGCCTGGCCAGCTATAACGCGGGCATAGGCAACATCCTGAAAGCGCAACGGGCGGCGGATGATGTGTCCCTGACATGGGGACAGATTCAGCCTTATCTGTATCTGGTGACTGGTCGGCAGAACTCGCTGGAAACAACGCGGTATGTGATCCTGATCCCGCAGCACTTCTACCGGTTAACACATTGACCTAAATTTGGGGCTAAATCTATCCCAATCGTTCCCAATTTGGGAGCAATCGTACTCAATTTGAGAACGATCGTACTCAATTTGAGAACGATCGTACATAAGCGATAACCGATCATTTTTTTGATCGTAACAATATGATCGGAGCGACTAATTGCAACGTTAAGAGGCGGCCAAATGAAACTCAAGCGAGCGGCATGGCTTTTCGCCATAGCCGTGAATTTTTCTGTGCTCGGACTGAGCCTGCACCTGAATTATCTCAGTATTGAATACGTTGCGTGGCTTAAAACCGCGCCCGTCTATCTGCACAGAGATACATCCACCGGCAATGTGTACGTCCAAGTGCCGTACACAAAACACCAGTACAAATTCTCCGGTGTGTGCCGGCCAGAATCAAAGGGGTTTTGATGGCTTGGCTATGGGGATGGCTGGCGACGCGCGCTGCAAGCGGATGGATAGCCCTTGTTGGCTTTGCAGCGATTGTGGCGGCACTGGCGGCCTATGACTATCGCGGCGACAGGATAGCGGGACTCGAACTTGACCTGTTGCAGTGTCAAGGCACGGCAAAGCAGGCCAAGACAATTCGAGAGTTAAGCGAGCGCATCACCGAAGAACTGGGCAATAGGGCTGAAAATGAAATCGACCAGCTTAATCAACTACCTGCGGATGAGTGCTATCGGCTTGATGATCCTAGTCCTCTTGACCGGGTGCGGAAGTCGGCAGGTACAGCAAAGCAAGATCCCTGAGTGCTTACATCCTCAACGGGTTGAGAGTCCTACTTTGCGCGATGACCTTGAGTGGAGCATCCGCATGGACACGGCTTTGGAAGCGTGCAATCTGGTTATCAAATCGACTCAATGAGCCATGACGTGCATTGCAGGGGTGGTTCACAACGGGAAGGTGTACATCGGCGGCGATTCTGCCGGGTCATTCGGTCACTCTCTGAACGTACGAGCTGATCGTAAGGTTTTCAAAAGCGGCGAATTTCTGTACGGCTTTTGTGGCTCATTCCGCATGGGCCAGCTTTTGCAACACTCGCTGAAAGTTCCAGACCGCAATCCGGATCGTGACCCGCACGAGTACATGGTCACGGACTTCATCAATGCTGTGCGTGAATGTCTCAAGGCCGGCGGGTACGCCGAAAAGCACGACGATGTAGAAACCGGCGGGAATTTTCTGGTGGGCTACTCTGGCCGGCTGTTTCAGGTCGAATCTGACTATCAGGTAGGGGAGGCGTTTGACGGCTGGGACGCCAGCGGCTCCGGCTTTGAAGTGGCTCTCGGCGCCTTGTACGCAACGCGCAAGCTACCGCCACGAAAACGCATTGAAACCGCTTTAGAAGCGGCTGAACGATACGGCGCGTATGTACGCAGGCCGTTTCACATTTTATCAATTTGAGGACAGCCCAATGGCCATCAGAACATACAGACAGACCCTAGTGGCAGACGCCACAAGCCGCACGTATCAGGTTGAGGGCGGGGCAGATGGACATTTGGAGCCTATCTCTCTCACGCTTACCGGGTCGTTTAACTCCGCCACTTGCACGTTACAGGTGAGCACGGCGGACACTTCTCCGCTGGTATTTGCTGCGGCCAGTTCAGGCGCGTTTACGGCGGCAGGCGGGCACAATTTCGAGTTATTGCCGGGGATGCACTTCCGGTTTGTCAATGCCAGCTCTGGCAGCCCGCAGGCGAGCGTAACGTACAGCGTGCGTGGCGAGATCAAGATTGTCGCATAAATGTCTATTGTAAATCCTATCGTCAAAAACCTCGTTTCTGACGTCGTGCTTAGCGGGGGTACAACAGAAAATGCAGTGACCAACGCGGGCCAACAGGTCACTAATTCCGGCGTTGTTGTCACTAGTGTGCCTTAGAGGGCGAAAATATGGCCGAACTTTCAACGTTAGGCGGAGTGATAAAAACCGCATACGAGGCGGAGGTCGATACTAACGCTTTCACGGACGCGGAAAAGTCCGCACTCGCCCTCGCTTTCAAATATGATGGTACGGTCGATATGACCGGGCAGTTCCGTACTGATGTGGGGACATTTGATTCGGATGTGGCCAACAGTGCAAGTGCAGTTGCCTACGATTTCGATACTCAGACTACCTACAGCACGGCGGGCGCGAATCTTATGCGCTTCCGCAACAACGCCACGGTGGTATTTGATTTTTCCTTCCAAGGTGGGATTGACCACGTTAACTCAGGAGCGAGCACGGCAGCACATAGCCAATCGCTGAACCTGAATTGGAGTTCAAGTTCGGCTAAGACCAGCAGTGGGCAGTATTCTGCGGTAATAGGACAGTTAAATACTGCATCTGCGGCTTCTGCAGTGGCAGTTGGTAATAATAATGATGCGTCTGGTTCTGCCGCATTCGCGGCAGGGATTGGTAACAATGCTAGTGGGCAAGCTTCGATAAGTCTTGGATATGGCAATAGTGCATCAGCAAATCAAGCTGTCGCTATCGGATATCTGAACACAGCATCAGAACAGTATGGGTGCATGGCGCTCGGTTATTATGCGTCAAACCCTAACCGATCAACATTAGCCTATTCGGGAGGTAGGTTTTCGGCGGACGGCGACGCTCAAATGTTGTTTGGTGTGTACAAAAATTCCACTACGGATGCAACGCAAACCACATTGGTTCAGTCCGGGCTGGCCTACGGTCCTGTTATTCCTGCGGACAGGACGTGGGTATTTTCCGCGTTAGTTGTTGGCCGCTCGGATGAAGCAGATGGTAATGATTCCGCAGCTTATCGAATTGAAGGTTGTCTGGCCCGTGATGAATCTAGTAATACCGCATTAGTGGGCAGTATTACTAAGGTCGTGATCGCGGAATCGGCAGGCGCAACAGCATGGGATGTAACCGTAGAAGCGGATGACGCCAACGAAGCACTGGCCATCAAGGTAACTGGCGAAGCAACAACAAATATTCGATGGGTAGGCAGAGTAGATATTGCACAAGTCGGGTACACTTAAGGAGCAATCATGGCGACACTCACGATAACCACAACCGGCGCTCAGGATCAGCGGATTATTGCGGCTTTCCGTGGCATTACTGGTAATGAGGAAGCTACCGGAGCTGACGTCAAATCTTGGTTGATTCAACATCTCAAGAGCATGGTGCATCGGTGGGAAACGCAGCAAGCAGCCGCCGCAGCAGCTGACGCCGTTGCGGAGATGACCGACCCGACGTAATGCCTAGCCTACCAAAAGTTCATAACCCACGGGCAACAAAAGTATTCACGCAGCGCCGGGCTGCAAAGGCAAGGCAGGAAAAGCGCTGTTACGCAACCAACGACCCGACTTGGCGCGGCATCCGTGCTGACATTTTACGGCACGAGCCATTGTGTAGGGAGTGCAGGAAAAATGACCGAATCACCGCAGCGTCCGTGGTTGACCACATTAATGGGGACACCTACGACAATCGCCCAGGCAACGTGTATGCGCATAGGAAACCTTTACAATTATTTACACACATATATATTGCAGTCTATCTATATGTGTGTATAATAACAATTGAGAGATAGCAGTTAACCCACCAGGAGAACGAAATGAGCGAACGACACATCAAACACGACCCGTCAGCCAATCTGTACGCAGTAATTGGCACAGACGACCTGATTATCGAATGTTTTGACACGCTGCCGCAGGCTAAATCGTATTTGAGCGACTACGAATCTGCTCCGCCGGTTACCGCTGGTGCGGTATGGGATTTGGCCAAAAAACACAACGCATTATTTCGTCATGACTGAGCGCCTGCCCGCCACCAAAGGCCGTCCACGCGGGCGGCCTCAAAAAATGACCTCGGGCAAACGCGTCAATGTCTACCTCGACTCCACCAGTCTCGATCGTGCCTCGGTGCTCGGCAGCGGCAACGTGTCGGCAGGGATCAGGGCCGCACTATCAGCCCCTGATACCACACCGGAATCCGGGCAACATATGTGACGGTCTCATGGGCGTTTTTGTCGCCGGTGATATCCCGCAGGCAGGGCGCTATGTGTTGCCACAATGGCGGGCCACCGCAGCGGGCTTGGGCTTTGATGATCCAGCCGGCGCCGGCGTTGTACCCAGCCCAGCCTAATTGCAGCCGGTGGAATCTGGTATCACGCGGGAACCAAACCCGGATATTCCGCCGCAGGATGAACGCTGCAGCTTTGATGTTCTGCTCCGGGTCAGTGCGCTGGCCCGGTGACAGACCAGCGTCCTGAGCCGCCCCTTGCATCAACTGGCATAAACCTACAGCACCGGCTGGCGAAACAGCCAGCGGCTTAAAACGGCTCTCTTGGTAGCACTGGGCAGCAAACCATCGCCAGTCATCGTCAGGGATCAGGCCATACAGGTAGCGGATTGAGTACTGGCGGAAAAGATCGTCATACTGCCGGTCAAACGATTGAGCCTGCAAGGACGAGGAAACCAACAACGATACCCACAGCGAGAATGCGACAGCCGAAATAAACCGCCATCGCCAGGTTGCCTTTGCTGATTCCATCGCGCACCTCGGACCAAACAATACCACCCGACATACTCATCCACCGAAGCAACCACCAGAACGCCAGCCCGCCGACAGCCATTGGTATCACAAAGAAAAACTTGCTTACGAGAAATTCAATCAGCATTTGGAACTCCAATTCACTCTAATTCGATCCGGGAGTGCCCGCGCCCTGTTGCGGCGAGGAGTAGGCGCCGGGAGAGTCGGGCTTGTGCAGGCACCCCGGAATTTCTACCAGCCACGGAGCTGGTCACAGTTTGGTTTTTGGTCAATCAGACATTGCTTGTATTCTGTGGCGCGTCGGACTTGCTGTGCCAGTCGATTGCGCTCATTGACCCACTCGGCAGAGTTGCGTTGCTCCGACATATGCCGGTCTAGTTGGCGCTGGAAATCTGACTCCACCGTGATGGCGGTTTGAACCTGAATCGCGTCCACCGCTAGGGCAATCCGGTCTAGTTTCGCCGCGTTACTCGCCATGTTCGTTTGGGCCTGAGCAAACTCAACCTTCGCCGCCCAGCGCGCATTGCCAAATTCCTCGTGCCAGTTTTCGTAGGCATGATTGACCCCGACCATTACCGGGATTGCAGCGATGATGGTTGATACGCTCACGGTTTTCCAGGGTACGTTTTCAATTCCCACTTGCGCCTCCAAAGTTCAAAGCGCCCGGCGAGAGGCGAAAAAGGCCGCACGATGGCGGAGTGTGTTTTTATTTTGGACGAAAAAAAACCGCGTCTGTGCGCGGCTTGGTTTGGGCATAACTTCCCGGAATTGGATAATACGCCCATCAGCCCACCTGTCAAGCCCTCATCTGCGAGTACAGAATCCGCGCATGGTCAAGCATCCGCTGTGCGCCCTGGAAACTGCACCGCATGTGCTTGCTCAGGCGCTTGATGGCTTGTTCGTGCGATAGCTCCACGCCCTCAATGCGGATCATCTGCAAATGAGGGTACCAGTGCACCAGCACGCGGTAGGAATCGAAATCCTGCAGGCCGATCTGCACCACGATATTTTCCGTGTGCTGCGCGGCTAGTTCATCGACTGGTGGCCGGGCTGGCTCGGGGTCGTCATAGGCCACGATCTCAGCGCGGTAGTCGTCGGACGTTGGAGGCGGCGTGTACAAGAGATTATCCCGTAGCCAGCCATCGTGCATGTGGCGGCCCCAGTTCATCAAGTCCGCTTCCACGTCATCCACCATTTAATCCCTCCGAAATCACCAGCAGCGCAGTCATTCTGTAAGCCCTACAGCCCGGAGCGCTTCATCCTCGTTTTTGACAACGTGAATCACACTTCCCCATTCACGATGAAAAATCTCTTGGTGCCGTGTGAGTCGCCGCTTGCTCGGCGCTTTGGCTCCGTCCTTCACTTCCAGCATGAACAGCTTTCCACCATCACCACATCCGCGAAATACCAGCAAATCCGGGCAGCCATTGCCAACAGCAGCGAGCGATAGGACGTGACAGCCAGCACGTCTAAGGGCATTGACGATGCGCGCCTGGTTGTCGTCGGTGCGGGCAGCGAGTCTCACGCGACCACCGGGCGCAAAATAAACGCAGCAATGTGCCTGCCAGTTCCTTTACCTGTTGTTCCATCCTCAGTTGCGAGCCATCTAACATCCCCAAGGTTTCTAACGTTCTGCGTCCCGCATGCAGAAATCATCATGAGCACCCATTTGTCCACCGGGTAAACCACAACCGAGAGCTTGCCTTTATGCTGTTCCTCTATGGCTTTCCGCATCCATGCCGTCGGCCCTTTTTTTCGGCCTTGGTGGATGATGGATCCAAAGGGCGGATTTACATAATTGCTTCTCCCCCACTCACACATCAGCCCATCAAAATCATCTGGCTTTGGATGCGGGCATGGGTCGAAGTCAAAACTGAACTCCGCGTCCAACTGTGCATAAAGTTCTGGCGGTGTCAGCCAATAGTGTTTCCCGTCACCACCATTGCCGGTGTGAAATTTATTCTCGTTGGGGTGTAGGCGCGAGGATCCAACCCCCGCAACGTCCGGGAGCAATAGCAAAATCTCTGCGCTGGATTTCACGTCCACCGCTCCGCACATGCTGCCATCAGAGCGGTTTTAGACTCAGGCGGTAACTGGCTGAAATTGTCACCGCACACCATCCCGCTAATCGGGTCTATCCGGCGCAGAAATGGCGGGCGGTATTCCACCGTAAGCGTTTTCCGCATCTGGCCGCTGGAACCGCGCACCTGCTTGCACAGCGTCACCCGGTGCCGTACATCATCAAATTTCGCCGCCCAAGCGTGCGGCAATGCCAAATTTTTTAGGCGTGCTTTCACGCTGTCCGCGCTCCAGGCCAGCGCCGTCCGAGGCTCAGGTTGTGGTAGGACTGGTCGAAAGTTTCCACTTCCTCGCCAGCCAGAATGCGGTACATCCGTTCCAGTTCGCGCTTGGCTACCTCGCTGTGTGCGTACTGTGCCAGATGTTCGATCAGCGGCACTTCACCAGCCTTTTCCAGCGCCAGCCGGTTATCGGTCACCGTGGGTTTTTGTGCCGATCTTGCCGCCATCACCAGCGCCTTGAACTCCGGGAATGTCGGCGGGAATTTCCCGTCCCAGTTCTCGCAGGACTTCACCGCACCAGCAAGTTCCGCCTCGCTGTAGCGGTTCAAAGCGCCTTGCCAGGAATAGATCGCCCCGCCATCGACAGCGCCGTAGGACGCCTCCCACTGTGGGCCGAAAAATTCAGCCATGCGATGCCAGAGCCGGATCATAACTGCCCGGCGCCGTGATTCCTTCACCTCGTCGGGCCCGCTCAAGGGCGTCTTGGTTTCTACGCTCGCGGGCTTCGAACTTTGATAAAGCTGCTTGGCCAGTTCGGTGTTGTGTTTTTCCATTTGCGGCTTCCAGTAGTTTTTCAGGAAATACGCCGCGCCATCCGTTGGCTACGGATTCGCGGAGTGCTTCGTTGGGGTCTGCGCCTTTCAGGCGGTGCTTGTCGAGCTTGGCAATCAGGGCTTTAGTCGCGGTCGGTTTGAGTGGCGCCTTGATTTCTTTCCGGTGCTGTTGAAATTGGTTCCATGTGTCGGGGTCTATCCAGTCCGGTGTCTCTATAACTACGTCAGTAGTTATAGACTCTTCTCTTCTCTTCTCTGGTAACGATTTTGAAACGGCGTCTGCGTTACGTTTGCGTTTCACTCGCACATTAGTTAAGGCTCTGTTTTTGGCCGACTTTGAATGATGCCTGTCGAAGTTTACGACCTGAAGAGCGCCATTTTTATCGGTCATCCAATGCACCGCGCACAGCGCATCAATAAACCCTGTAACGCCAACTTCACGATCAATGAGTTTTTTTGTAACGCTCGGAGCGTTACCGTTTTCGGTGTGCTGATCGAACCACCCCCACACCCGAATCAGCTTCCCGACCACGGTGTCCGGGTCCAGGTTCAGGGCCTCCGCAATCTGCCAAACTTCCGGCTTGTCCGGTAGCGCGATATCCACTTTTAGCCAGTCTCCCGCCACTATGCGACCTCTGCAAACCGCTGTGCTTCAACAATATCCAGCAGTTGTTTTTTATCAACGATGGTTTGAACGTGCCGAATGACCTCAAACGCACACTCAAATGGCGACTTAAAAATTTCTGATCCGGTGAACCTGAATAGACATATACCCTGTTGGGCAAACCAACGATCTCGTTTCTTGTCACGAGCCGCCTGTTCTTTAGTCCGTTCATGAAATTGGTGCCCATCGCATTCCACCGCAACAATGGGTGTATGGGATTGTTTGCCATCGGCCAAATTTATTTCAGCGCAGAGGCACACATCCACATGGTAGTTGCCGAACTGAAATTGCTGGTCTACGGCAAACCAACCGGGCCAAAGTTGTGGCGCGGCGTATTCATCCAAACTGGGAACCAGAATCGCCAGGGCGCCAGCAAAAAGCGCCTCAATAGGCGATTCCGCGGCATAGTAATAATCTAATTGGTTAGCAAGCCACGTGCGAAACTCACAGCCGTTGAAATCCTGCGATGTGTACGCCGGTCTCACGGCGTACTCCCACAAAACGGACAGGGGTCTAGCTGTGGGGCTGTCATGCGAATAACCGCCCTTGTGAGTAAGCTCCAGCGATGCGTTCGCAGGCAATGTCGAAATACTTGGGTTCTATTTCAATGCCGATGAACTTGCGGCCAAGGTTGGCGCAGGCGACTCCGGTGGTGCCACTGCCCATGAAGGGGTCGAGGATGGTGTCCTGTGCGTCTGAATAGTGGCTGAGTATCCACGCCATCAGACTGACGGGCTTTTGCGTTGCGTGCTGGCGTGCCTGTTCCTTGCCGAGCAATCCGTTGTATTCGATGGTGACTTTCTTTACTGAATTGCGCTTGACGTTCGTCCACGCAAGCTCGCAATCACCAAAGGTCGGCATGGTGTTGAGCTTGTCCCACACAATCCAGTGATTGCCGACAGGGAGCAGGTCTGCGAAGAAATTGCCGCCGAAGATAACAGCCGATTCGCCAAGCGCGAGCATGGCGTCAAAATGCGTCTTACTCGGCCTTACGTTATCCCACTCTCCCTCATAGCGCGTTCTCGGGATCGGCGTCCCAAAGCCCTCAAAGCCCTTGTCGCGCTTTATCCCGTATGGCGGGTCAGTCACCACCGCGTCAACCTTTTCCAGCGTAGGCAGGATTTCCAAACAGTCCCCGAGGTACAGCGTGGCATCGCCTATCTGTTCAACGCGGCCCATCATGCTCTTTGCGGGTCCAAGCCAAAGCGGTTCACGAGCTGCCTGTGCTCTTGCATGTTGCGGATCAACTGGCGCTGGAGTTCGGCTTTTTCGTCGTCGGGCTTACTCATGCTGCCCGCAGCCTTTCGCGGACGCTCTTGATGGCAGTCACCAGTCGATCCAAATTGTCCACGCCTATATTCGGCTGGCGGCCAAGATGAAACAGCCGCACTGTCTGCTGTGACAGTCCGCTTTTTTCGGCCAGAGCGGCGTACATCGCGGAGTCGTGCTCGTAAAATTTCCCAGCGGAAAAACTCTCAAGCTCCTCTCTGGCCCATGTTGCAACCTGGTTTGGGGTAATGTCCATGGCGGGAGCATACGCTTAAAAATACAATTGCACAATAGTTTGACACCGGGAAATAATTGTGCAATACTGGCCCCACAGCACTAAACCACGGGAGGAGCAGAAATGACGTACGACGAAATGGCTAAACGAGCCAGCCCAGAATCAGCGCCAGAACTCGCGGCAATACTGCTACGTATCTACGAAGCCGACCGGACCGAAAATTGCGGTCTGGTGAACGGTGAGGCAATGCTGTGCAAATCCTTTCGCATGTTCGCGCAACTTGCGCTGACAAACGCTGGTGTATTGGACGTAGTACAGGCAGCGCAACCATGACCACCGGCCTTGAAATTTGCGGCGCAACAGTCGCACTAAATGAGGAAATGGCACGACAGGATGCAGCCGAAGCCGCGCACGAATTGGCGCTATCGGTTTATCCGTTGGAAGATTTTTACGAGGAGGCGTGGGCAAACGCACTTGACGAAACCGGCCATGAACTGCTGCTCAGCATGGTTGAGCATGCGCCGTTTTCGGTCCTACATGCTCTGTGCACCTATGCCGGTGTTGAGCCTAATCAGCCACTGGCAGAAATGCAGCACGAATGGAACAAGCGCGCCCTGCGGAATTACCTGAACGGCTGGATCGCAGAACGCCAGGAAGTGCTGCAAGCCAAGGCCGTGGAGTCGGCACCATGACCCAACCCACCAACCAAGGAGCAAAAATGAAACCTGTACTAATCACCACCGTCCACCGTGGCGTGTTCGCCGGATTGATCCCCGATGACCAGGATTTATCCGCCAAAGCCATGCCTCTGCAATACGCCAAGATGGCGATTTATTGGGGCACGACAAGGGGCGTGATGGAGCTTGCTGAAACCGGCCCGACGGCTAATAGCAAAATCAGCGCGCCTGCTGATATCCCGATGCTGCACGATATCACCGCCATATTTGCAATCACTGACGCTGCGTGGCAGAAATGGCAGTCCAGCTAATCACGCCAGACGATGTGATCCGCACCGGAGCCTGTGCTAGTGGCGTGTGGGCGACGGTACAGCGCATAAGCAAGAGCCATGTCATTCCAGCAGCCATGCCGGTTGAACAGGCTCTATCGTTAGTGTCAGCGAGCGAGCGTGAGTATGTGCGGCGTGTTAGCTCTGGCTCTGGCTCTGGCTCTGGCGATGGCGATGGCTATGGCGATGGCGATGGCTATGGCGATGGCTATGGCTCTGGCGAATAATAATTTTAAAAAAGGAAGGTAAATAATGAAAGACCCACTAGAAACACTAAAAGAAAAATACTGGATTAACATTTATCACAGCGATAACCCAAAAGCCCCTATTTGCAGCATTGAGTTTGTAGAAAAGGACAATAAGGAAGTGCGCTTTAAATATCCAGTTTGGAAGGACAAAGAGAAAGACGGCAAAGGCTATGTTGGCAAGCTAGATGTAAAGCAAGTTGACTCGCATAATGAAGCTAAAGGCAACGGATATGCGCCACAAGATGATGATTTTAATAATCCTCCCTTCTGATGGCTCATGGTGGAAAAAGAATAGGGGCTGGTAGACCACATGGTACTGGCAAATGGAATGGTGAAAAGACCAAGTTAATACGCGTACCTGAAAGTATTGTGGAAGAAGTGCAAATCTATAGGAATGAGTTATGGAATAGTAGAAATAAAGAAAGTTTAACCCCCGCCCCTCAAGGGCATTAACTAGAAAACTATGAAAGCTAACAACATAAAATCATTACAAGTTGAGCTAACGCAGGTTGAAGCTAATATTGCCAAAACTAAGCTGGAGCTTAACGCCACGCAATCCAAATACAATAACCTTAACTCCAAAAGGGCTGGCATTATTGAGCAGATTACCAATAGCAAAAAGCAAGTTAGTGTATCCGAACACGCTTTACTAAGGCTATGCGAGCGCAAGTTTGGATTGCCAATTGATAAAATGGAGCAGGAGCTACTTAAACTTGTTGGCAACGCTCAAATGGATTGCACAATATCTATTGGCGACGGATTAAAAGCGGTGATTAAAAATAAAACAGTAG